AGCAACCAGATAATCTCTTCATCACTAAATGTATCTTGGAGTTGTCTCATTGGATCAAAACCTGATTTGTCACCTTTTTCAAACTGATAGTTCTTTAGTTTTTTATAGTACAAATCTGGTGAAACACCTTGTGTAAATGGATCATATAGGCCAGCTTCTTTTGATAACTGTCTAATAGCATTAAGTCTTGCTCTTACTTCAGTTGGTTCACCTACATAGTCTGATGAGAATTCTTTAAAATTGTCATCTACTTGTTCTTTATATTCAGGGTATTCTTTAAACATAGGATCATACTCATCTTTATAGTTATGGTATGCCCTACTATCTGCAATAGTCTTTGCCTTGTTTTTATTTACATAATCAACATCTCTCTGTGGAATTAATCTACTTCTCTTACCCCTAACTGGTCTATCAGAAGAATGGGATAACTCATGAGAGTGAGTACCGCGTGTACGGAATCCTTCAGGAAGAATTACAATCTGACCAGTAGCATTCATTGAGTAACCACCTGTATTTGGCTCATCTTCTGGTTGTGGTAATATTTGCAATGGTGGAGTTGAATCAAGTTGTTGTTGACGCATCTTCTTCATGTACTCATAAGACTCAGGACTTCTTGCACCTGCTTTTAACATCTTATCATACATAGGAGAATTTTGCCAATCTTTCATAAACTGATATCCCTCATAGTATCTTCTATTTTCTCTAAGCGCATCATCTACATTAATGTCATCTTTTTCAGCTGCTCTATTTAGTCTGTAAGCATGTTCAGGTACACATCTACCTGCTTTTGGATCAAATATATATCCAGGAGGACACGGTCTAGCAACTTCATTTGTAGCATCAACATCTTCTACTATATACCCACCCATTTGATATTGTTCAATTTCTTCTGGAGAAAGTTCTAGTTCTATTGCTCCTTCAGGTCCACCTTCTATTTGTGGTAATACTACATTAGTTGCATCAGGAACATTAGCTAATGGAATTGTTACACCATTACTTGGTTTCTCAGGTATAGGTTGTGTTAGATTATCAATAACATTTAGTGTCCACTGATTTCTTCTAGTAAGTGGATCTTTGCCGCCATATCTTGTATGTTCAGCTATCATAGTCTTAGTATCTCCTTCAACAACAGCTTTAACAAACTTTGGGAATTCTGCTAAAGTACCAAGATTATATTGGTAGTCTACCAAGAGCATTTGTCTATCTTGTGGTAGTGAGTCAAATGTACCTTCTCCAAATTTAGCATCTACTTGTTTTTTAGCTAGTGCTTGGTTTTGTAGTACATCTTTTAATAATAGTGCTTCTGCTTGTTCATCTGATATACCTTGATAGTATGGACTATTTCTTGAAGTAAGTTTATGTCCATAAGCAATGGTATCTAAACCTCCTTCAGGACTAGGATGAGGATACCATTTACCACTTCTGTAACCCTTTTTAATATTGTTTTCTTGGTTTTTAAGATCAGCAAGATATCTCTTCATTGTTTTTGGATCAAGATCAAAAGGAGATGCTGCTGCTCCACCTATTTGATATTCTTTTCTATAAGATGGATCTGGTGTTACTTCTTTATAATGTTCTGCAAAGTACTGTGCATCATCTGGATTATCAAACCGCATGGCTTCTGCAGACTCAGGTCCAAAATCACCAAGCATAAGTTGACCATTAACATCTTGTATTAATGGTACGGCATAGTTATCCATAGATGCCATAAAATGAGTTCCAGTATCCCCGTCATCAAATACATATGGTTGATCAGGAGCTACTACCATTCTTTGTGCTGCAGGATTACCATGCATGTAAGCATAAGCTAATCTTGCTTTCATCATAGCATTATTAGCATCATCAATAGCTTCCTGTGTGCTTATACCACCCTCTTGATAATATGCAGCATTGGGGTCAAATACTTTTCTTTTTCTAGACTTTGGTTTTGCAAAGAGATAGTTTTCAGTAAATAATTTGTTGGTAGCTTCTAGACTCCTTGAAAATTTTTTAGATGCTAGACCTTTCTTACTTGGCTTTGGCATCTTAACTAGACTCTTAGGTGTACCACCTTTTTTCATTTGTGGATACTCATCTACATAGTCTGCTCCAGGAAATACGTAATCTTGTCCTGGATACATCATTTGTGGTTCTCCCATATTAGGGTATGCCATAACAGGATATGGTACACCCTGCATTGTAATTTTATCAGATGGAATTCTAGTTATCTCACCTGGGTATGCCCATTGACCTCTTGGATCTTCAATAATATTTTTAGGTGCAGCAAATCTCTTAGTCTTATTTAACTCTCTAGTAGCTTTGCTTAATACTTTTTTGTTACCCATTATCTGAGAGATATTTGATTTTTACTATTTACAATTTTTAAGATCATGTTAGTATCTGAACTGTCTTCTCTAATTAAAGTTAAGTAATTTAAGTAATGTCTAAACTTCTTTCTTTGTAGTTCAGGTTTGTTGTAGTCTAAGTTTGTTGGATTAAGAGTTCTCTTATAACCATTTGATTCAGTAAACCAGATGTTTCTATCTGCATAATTACCTTGTAGTACTGTTGTACCTGGAATGACTGGTCCTGTTGGTGGATAGTCTGATCCAATTGGAAACTCTGATCTATCTCTAGTAATATCCCAGAACTGGTTAAATCTATACTTGTTCTCTTCTTTACTAAATAAGATATCAAAAGAAGATAAGTTAGATTGATTTACCTTAGGATAAGTCTCACTTAGAGTTACATTGTTCTTAGGAAAGATATTAAGATTTAAGTATCCTGATACTTGTTCAGAATTGTATACTACAGCTTTATCAAAGTTATAATCTAAGACATGGAACTGATCAATACAGTTTTGTGGTCTTCTTCTATAACACTCTAATATGTATTCAATAGATTTAACAGTGGTAACTGTTTGGCCAGTAATAATTGGCATCTCTATTTCAAACGGATACTGATCACCATAGAAGTTACAGAAACTTGTACAACCTTCATTATGTTTCCAGATACCGTTCTTCTTAGTAGTTAAGAATACATCTTTGGTACCCATGTTTAGATCAGGATGCCAGTCATGGAAAGAAATCCAGAATTCATTCTTAGGGTCATAACTTATTGTCCAGGATGCATCTTCAAATAGTAACGGATTACCAAGTTGATATATACCAGGTTGTATAGTACCATTAGCATTCTGTATTTGGAAATAGTCTCCCTGACCTTTCTTAGGTCCTGATGTAATTAGAGGCACATATATAATTGTACCTGTAAAGTTTGGAGACTTCCATTTTTCTAATAGTTGGTAATCTCTTTTAGAAAAATACAAGATACTGTTTTCATTATCATATATAGACTGACAACCAATACCAGATACAGGGTTATCCTGATATGGGTAATCTGGGAAGTCATCAGTTAACTTATAAGGTAAGAAATTATTAAACCACCATTTGAGACCAATCTGAGAGATCTCTTTTAGATTGCTTCCTAGTGAGAATATCTTAGCTTGGTTCTGTGAGATGTAATAAATACCAGCTGGAGTAGAAATTACAGATAGTCTATTCTGTGATGAACCATATTCATAAGACTGATCTGCATTAATCACAGACTGTCCCGGTTGACTAAATAGACCACCATCTCCAATAGTAATCTTAGTACCAAGATCTGTTTGTAGAGTATCTACACCTTGATACATCAATGGACTATTGTTCTTAAATGTAATTACAATACCATTTTTATTAATAGCCTTAACACCTGAAATCTGTGACTGGAATTCTTTGTAATTATTTACTAAGAATACAAACCAACTATCTTTAATTGCCTCCTGTTGTTGTGGAAGAGAATAGATAATTCTATCAGGAAAATAAGTATAACACAGTTTGGCAATATTTGGATTATAGTATCTGCTCTGTAAGTTACCAGCTGAGAAGTACTGACTAAATGCTTTAGTAATACTCAATGAATAATCATACCTATATTCATTACCTCTAGTAATAATTTGTGGGTCCATATTAAACATACTGATGAGATCCGTATATCCATATGGGTCATAATATTTTTCTGCTTCAGTAATACCTTGAATTCTAAAATCTACAAGTACTTCTGATTCTACAAAGAAATCTCTCACTGAAGAAACAGCTAGGTAGAAGTAACAATCTTTTGGTCTAAAAATACCAGGGTAGTTTCCAGCTGTATTGTCTCTATAATCAAAGCCCTTAAAGTCCATTGAATAGAACTGAGTAGGTTTCCAACCAGTTCCCGGAGGAGTACCACCATTAAAGAACTGAGTAAGTATATTTGAAAAATCAGATACGTCATACTTAGTTGAGTTAACCCAGAACTTAGGTTCCGGTATCATCTGTCTTAGTAGATAGTTAAATTCAAAACCATCTGGTTGACCATATAACCAGTCATAGAAAAAGAACATTGAGTTCTTCTCAGTGTATCTGTTTACAAAAGTATCTCCGCCAAAGAATATTGGTGTAAGAGTAATTTTATTTATAGTGTATTGAATACCTGTTGAACACGTGTACTGCTCTGGCCATATATGATTTGCATAATAACTATCATCTAGTTTTTGCTCACATGGGGTTATTGCAATTTGTTTTACAGATTCAAGTTGACCATACTGGTTTCTTTTTCTAACTTTAATAGCACCATAGTGACTTGCAATTGGAAGAGAGAATGGTGTTGAAATACTTCTATCATCAAAAGATGGTCCAGAAATATTACCCCAGGCATTACCTTGACCAGAAGCATTATTCTCAAAGTATGACATTGTCACAAGTGACTGGTCATAGTATTTGTTAGAACTATTTAAAATAAACTTAGGACCTAGATCTACACCGTTAGGATATGCTGGTTGAAAGTATGGACCACTAAGAGTTCTTAAAACAACTGAGTCAGATCTTTTAAGATTGTTAATAGAGTATCTATTATTTACAACAGCAGGCCACTGAGATTGATAATATGGAACTTCTTGTATATTACCTCTAATATAAAAAGCATCATCTATTTTTAATCTAGTAACGTATGGTTGATTTGATCTCTGAATAAAACTAGGTGGTAAGAAACTATCATACAACCCATGTGATATCATTTGGAGTGCGTACTGATCAAAAGGTAGAAATGCATAAATTACACCAAGTGTTGCATCAGCACCTTCTGAGAAGTAATAGAAAAATTTATTTAGAGCACCAAGAACATTACTTACAGCACCAAAAAAAGATACGTTACCAGAAGATTCTAAGTATGTTGCTGCAGATAATTCTACATCAATATCAGGAGCTGTAAATGTTCCTCCCATTTTAAATCCAACGTCATAGTTGAAACCTTCAAATATTTGATCAAGTGTATTAGTTCCACCAAATACATTAGTAATAATACTACCCTGATTAAAATATGTTTTTAATTTTTGAAAATATGATCCTGGTATTGCCACACCTGTTGGATTACCTACATCTAAGTTCTTAATTTGAGTTTGTGCAATTTGATTAGGAGCTTCATAGAAGGGATCCGTAGGATTAGTTAGAGTAACCCCAGGTCCAGTACTTACTAGATTTAAAACAGGTTGTGTAGTAAAACTAGCACCAGGTTGTCTCATTACTTTTTTACCTGTAAGTGAAACAAGTGCTTCTGCAAAACCTATTAGTAGTGCTAGGCCCATAGCAGCATCACTTATCAACTTAAACTTAGGATGCTCATCCGGATACTTAAATGATTGAAATGAATAACCACTAAGTGCACCATATAGTTTTAGTTCAGTCCCTTCTAAGAAAGGAGTTCTAAACATTGTATCTGGAGAGTGAAAAGTATTTATTTCAATAGGTACAGTTTGACTATAACCCTGGTCTAATTTAATATATGGATCATTAAACCGATAGTTTGCTTCTGAAGAGTTACCTGTATTCATTGGTGTTTGAATACAGTTAAAAGGATAGTTAGGATATAGTCCAGTTCTATTTCTAGCAACATCTCCTTTGATCTTATAGGTTCTCATGTTATTGAGCATACCCTTTGCCACAATTGATCTGTTACCTTCTCTTGAACCTCTTAAGATTTCATAACCTACAATACCTGGAATATCATTACCGTCATTATCTTTTGGTAATGCTATGTTCTCAAATACTACTCCCATTAATCTGATATTCAGATTGTTAGAGTCTCCTGGTACAGAAGCTGTACTTGGTCTATAGTGTAAAGTATTAGCACTTAAATGATTATCTGGAAACTTATGGTGTCTAATATTGAGACCACAAAGATCATTAATGTAAATAGTATTTCCTTGTGGATCTATATAACTAGCATGTCCATCTGAACCAGTCCAACAGTGCTCAGTAGAATTCCATATCTCTGGTTGTCTATCTGGATATATCTCAGATGACTCCCAGTAACCCATTTCTCCAGAGGCAATTACAGTGCCACCATCATTTGTAGTTGTACCAAGAATAGATGCAACACCATTGGTATTAGCAGTATTATACATCTCAAATAGTTGATCACTATTTGTTAAAGTATTTACATCATTAATAGTATTTGTTCTCTCATTACCTGATACTGTAGTATTTGTTCCTGTAAGGATATAACTATAATCTTGAGGAGGTCTTCCTGGAATGTGATATGATGCAGACTTGTCTCCAGTATTATATACCCAACGAATAAAGAATGCATATACTTCATCTCTTAAGTAACTACCTTTATTACCACCCTTTACATAATAGTCTGCAGGATATTCTACAGATACCCATTTAGCTCTAATTATGTTTGCTAGTGGTTGGTAGTTAAAGTCAAATCTTGTTCTTGGACCAACTCTAAGTAAGTAACTATTTACATCTGTAATCTGATCTGATGTTTCATAGATTGGATTGGTAATTGGAAGAAATTCTAGTGGGACAGTTATTAAGTCATCTTTTATTTGATCTAACTCAATAACATTAGTCTTTGTAGAGTATGTACCAATTTGTTTTGCAACAGTACCCTGATTAATATTCTGTACAACTACTAATACAAACTCATCAAAGTTTTCTTGATCTGCTTCTACATTAATTGTAATAGCTCCTTGTAGATCATCAGGAAAATAAATTGGTTGGGTATTACTTGGAGAAAAATAATCTGTAACTCTCTGACCCTTTATTAAATAAGCAATAACAGCAAAGTATGTTCCATTTCTAAGTGTCCCACCAGACTCACCTCTTTGAATAGAAAGACATGGTGTTTGTACAAGTCTTGCAAGTCTAATACGATCACAATCTAATTCATTAGTGTCATCACAGGTTGTACAGTTTACATTAGTGGAACAGTCTTGCACCCATGCTACACCAGGCCATAGTGTCAGATCACCTGTAGAGTTTACATACTGGTTTACTGATGTATTATAAACAGCTGGAGTAGGGTTAGTAATAGTATTAAGTAGCCACTGATAGTCATTAGATGGCCAAGTTTGTGGATCTCCTACATTTAAAAATCTATCTGGATTTAAACCATCAGCCCAATATACTTGCCATGAGCAGTCTTCTTTTTCTCTAGATGATCCTGATATAAGAAATCTCTTATCAAAACCTAAGCATTCATCTTGAACAATAGGTCTGTAAATACATCTCTCTTCTTCTAGTAAACCAATCTCTGACATAACAGGCTTACCATTTAAAGCATGACCTGCAGAATAGATGATCCACTTATCTGAGTAGAGATGAATTGCTCCTATTATATAAACATCTGTTACTCCATTTGCACCAGTTGTAGGCATAGTAACTCCGGCTACAGCACATAGCACATTAGATGCTTCATTTGATAGAGTACCTAAATTACCTTCTGATGTATTGTTAGTTGCATTACGGGCATGTATCCACATACCTTCTGATACAAATGAAGGATCTGAATCTTTATTAAGACCCTTTACAAATGTGTGCGTAACACTCTGAGATGTATCCTGAAGTTTTGCCATTACATGTATCTTCTATTGTAACCATTGGTACCATTGTAACCATTATTTCTATAGTATCTATTATCTGGAGAATAACTCTCAAACATATAATAATATTTACCGTACATAGCTTTTCTATTAGCCCACCACATATCAGCCATCTCTCTAAAGTTTGGAGTATTGACAAGACTTAATGCAGCATTTCTAGCTACTCTTACTCTCTGTTCAATAAGCTGCATTCTTTGTGCTACATCCTCTCCATTCAAATAAAGGTTTTCCATGATTCTTGCTTTTAATGCATACTCATAGTATTCATTAAGTAGATCATGATCTGGAACTAATAGGTTACCATTCTCATCCTCCATTTGACCTTGGTAGTTTAAATATACTTTACCAGTATCAAAGGTTGTGAATAAGAACCCATCTTTGATCCAACCTTCATTTGGGGTGTTCCAATAAAGATTTGGACAGTCACATTCTATATTCTGACTAGTCTTCATTCTTAATGGAAAGAGTTGTGTATAAACTCTTGTAGATCCTGGATTACTAATTACTTGAACAAGTTCATACTTATCTCCTTTACAGTTCATAAAAACCCTTGGTCTTGTACAAACATCTCCATAAGGAGCTAAAGGATCATACTCAGTTGGAATAGGATTGGGAGCACATGTAGCAGGACATGTATTGTCTGGACATGCTGCAGTATGGTTACATGGGTTTGCATTACATGTAGCACAGTTTACTGTAATTGGTGCACATACATCTACGGTAGCTGGAGTCTCTACATATGGTACTTCTTGGATATTAGTACCACCCACCCATCCATTATAACCCACGTGTTCAGTAAAGTGACCACAGATAAATGCAAAGTTGAATGTGTAGAAATCATCTGGTAGTTTTACTTTACCATGACACACATCAAGAATTACTTCTCTTTGTTGATTGATTCTTAAACCAAGATCATAGTTTAATTTCTTCACCAGTTTAATTAACTGCTGTGGCTCTATCATATTTTCTAGAGCAAATGTATTTAAGTCAACTGTTACATCTTCTAACAATTGATTAAATGTTCTGTACCGGAGTGTGTAATTAAAGTCCATTATCTAAGAGTGTTTTGGCTATCATCTATATTATCTGAAGGAGCCTGTAATGATATGGTTAATTCTTTAACAGTATACTGTTCAATTTCAGAGAACAGATATTCTGGAAATGGTAATGGTTGATCTTGTCTTATAAGACAATCATCTGTAGTACATGTGTCTGCTTGACCTTCAAAGATTGCTTCTATTCTAACAGCATCCCAATCTACATTAGGAAAGTATACATAACCATTTAAGTACCAAAAATAAATACTTCTATTGTACTTAAAGGTTGTAGTTTTAGTCATAGAAACCCAAGTACCAGGATCTGTACGGAATAACTCTATTGTACCATCTATTGAAGATACAGTACGTATAATTGGACCAAATACACCATTTAAAATAGTTGGTAGTTTTTCTTTTGATCTTTTAAAATAACAACCTGAGTAAACACCAATACATCCAGCTTCCACCTTGTCTACATCAATGAGTTCAACATAAGGCAGTACTTGGAAGATAGAACTAATTTTCATCAGCCTGAACTGATTGTCTTCTCTCTTAAGCAATGTTTGCCCATACTTAGTCAGTAGAAAGTATATGTTTCTATCAGTTAAGAAAGCATCTTCCTTTACTGCTTTGAGTGTATTTCTAACTCTTGAGATTGCTTCTCCAATTGTGGTCATAGATCAAATTCATTATAGTCTTTTAAACCATCTTGTTGCTGCTTTAAAAGAACACTTTTATAATACTGTTTTCTATTCTCTAGTCTTAGTTTTTTTGTAGGATCAACTACAATATAAGTATTCCAGTTTTCAGGATAGGATTTAGCAACAGATCTTTTAAAGTCTCTATTGGCCACAAACTTCCACAACTCTCTATTCTTCATCTTGTGTTTAATTGCAAAACTGGTAAAGAATATCTTAGCTAGTTTACCATCTGTTTCCCAATTCTTGTTTGTAACTTTTACACCATATTTCTTGGACTTGGCATAATCAATATTTTCTTTCCTACTATTGTCACACGAACCAATAAAAAGCCAACCTACAGAGTTTGGTAATTGCATACCATCTCTTGTATCTATTACTTTTGTCCAAACACTTTTATTAAAAGATCTAATAATCTTTCTTAGTGTGTCATTATCCACATCCTTGTATCTGGGATACTTTTTTCTAAAACTATCAAAGAACTCTTTGTTCAACATAGTATGGACTTTAGGTCTGTATCTTGGGCCTGTCAAATCCGGGCTCTTAAATTCCTTCATACCATATAGATTAATATACTAAAAATTATGCACTTTAGCAAATATAAGCATAAAACAAAACCCCCGCTAGTGCGAGGGCTTTGCCTTGTTGTCACAGAAACCAACAACTGTAACTTCTTAGAATATTAATACGGCTCTTAACCTTGTTGTTGTACCCATAGGTCTTACAATACCAATAGTAATTAAACCTGTTGTATCATTTACAGATACACCATAGAATTCTGTTGGAGATTCATATGGTTGAAGGAGTTTCCAAACACCTGCAGAAAGATACCAAAGACTAATAACAAAATCTGAAGGTTCAGAACCACTTAAACTACATAGAGATGGTGTAATACCGCATGCTGCTAATTCAGCTTGTGTAATTGTAAGTGTTGTATTATCAAAGTTTGTATTAATCTCTTTTACATATCTTAACTTCTGTTGAGTAAGTTCTTGACAGAAGTATGTAGTAATTTCATTTAGAGCAACTGCTACATTAGTATCTGATGTTACTACTGTATCATCACCACATTCAATATCTGCACCGGTGTATATAATACACTGTGCATCAAAGACCTCAGAACACGGTTCTGGATCTGGGCATCCGGCTGGAGTTGGGCATGGTGGAAGAGTTACTAGTGCATCATCACACCCACAATTTTGACATTTATTTAGTGACATATCTTATATTATTATGGACATACAATTGATAAGCCCGTTTCAGTATTACATGGATCTAGATATGCAATCATACCATCTAGACTAAGTTCAAAACCACCAATCTGATCTGGTTGAGCAGCATCACAACTAAAGTTCCAAGTATTATTAAATGTATTAGATACTAACGGAAAGTTTGCATTAGATGGTGCATTATGAATATCAGAAGCTGCTGCAATATAATTTGGTAAATATTCACCAGATCTAATGTTAGATGTTATAAATCTAAATGGACTATTACCTACTGCAGAAGTTCCTATTGTTGTTTCTTCAATATCTAATAGAGTTTGGATTTGGAGTTGTTTAGTAGATGTAATAAATATATTTACAATACTAGTTAAAGCTGTACCAGTAGACCCTCCTACATTAATTTGTCTTGCAATTGGTTGCCATCCTGATCTATACAGTCCATCAAAGTTACCAGCAGTAATTGAAGTTGGTACCACTGAAGCACCATTATTAAAAGTAATTGAACCACTAGCATTGATTGAACATCCACCAACACCACTCCATGTAGTACATCCTTGAATTGAATTATATGCATTCAATGAAGTAAAAGGAATAACAGATCCTGGAGATGCTGGATTTTCTAAAGGAATATACACATTACCTCTAAAATGAACTTGATTACCAATTCTTCTACACTGTGGTTTTGTTACTCCAGAGTAATAAGCAAAACCATTAAGATCTACCCAACCAGTATCTGTAATATTTGCTGTAATTACATTACCTGTGTTATCTAAATTTACAGTAGCGGTGTCAGCTACTGTAATTGAGAATGTACTTACATAATTATATACATCACAGATTGCAATCCATAAGTTATTAATTGCCTCTGCTGCTGTATTTAAATTAGCTGATGTTACCCATGTACCTGCATATGCTACAGAAAATGCTGTACCAAATACAAGTGATGTATCTGCATCAGTAATACATTGAGATAATACTGCTGCAGTTATTGCAGATGCTTCTCCCGTTGCTGCTTTTAATGCACAGTAACCATAAGTATTATCATTAAGTAATGCATTTAAAACTGTATCAATAGGATAGTTACCTGGAGATACAACTGTTCCACTTAATGTACAATCTACCGGAATAGAAGGTAATGTAAATGTAGGAACTGGTGCAGACTCTAAAGCTGTAACTCTAAGATCTAAACTTGTTATACTAGCTTGAATAGTTGCAATTTCTGTTACAAGGGAACAAACTTTAATACCGATTGCTTGAGCATATTGAGAAACAGTCATTACTGTTACACCACCTACTACAAAACATGGTGCAACTGTAACTAATGTATCAGCACCTGTAGATTTAGTTGTATTTACAATAGGACTTGTTGATGGATCTGCAATAGTATTTATTTCAGTTTGTAGTGCACAAATTCTTTCAATTAAAAACTGAATAAGTGCTGTAAAATCATTTGGTGCACAGGCAGTTAAATTGAAACATGACAAATCATAATTTGTTACATTCAAGATATCTAGAACAGTACATAGTTCTGCAGCAAGCTTAGCTACTACATCAGATACTGTATCACCCGCACATAGTTTAATGCACGGAATATCAGGACCCTGCCAAATAACACAGTTAGATGAAATTGGGCTGCAAGGTTTGTTATCTAGATTCAAAGGTTTCATATCTATAATATACTAATTATTAATGAGAATTACAAGTTCTAAGTGTTGTTCCACAGCTACATCCACATGTTGAAGGTGGGCAGTCACATGTGTTTACTTCACACATATATTCTGGATCTCTTAGAGCTTCTAAATCTATAAGTTCTTTTTTAATTAACCACTTGTTATCTTCTTCAGGACAACAGTTACTAATGCCATATCTTAATTCAAGTACAGATTTGTATAATACTTCTGCAGACTTACAAGTTATCTTTTCATATTTTTCTGTACTACAGATTGGTGTTACATATCCTGGTTCAACATTTCTCTTTGGATAGATTTGAGGAGGACATACACCATTAGTACAATTACCAAATGTTTCAACATAATCTGTTGCAAAAGAAGTAAGAAGTAACTTCATGCAAATTCTATCAGATCTTTCTCCTGAAAGAAGTGATATAGTTTGTACTACACCATTGCAATCTACATAATCATAGTTATGAGCTACTGCATCATGATTTTTAATTCTTTTACAAACACATGGAAAACTATTAAGACATTCTAAACATGAACTATATTCATTTAGTATATCTCCAAGAACTCCAGATCCTGTACTTGTTTGAGAAACAGAAACTGTCCAGCAAGTAGTAGGACACCATTCAAGAATGATAGTACTTCCTACATAATCAGAAAGATCTGTTGATGTAATTATAGGGGCTTCTGTATCTGTACAATCTGTAAGTTGATAATAAGTAGTCTTACATGCTTCACAATCTGTAAATTCCTGAGCTACAGTTACATCTACATCTGATGGAATTGGATTTGGATAGACATCTACAATCCAACAACCTGGACAATCTGGACTGAGTTCTACTACTTGACCTACATATCCACTAAGATCATTTGAAGTATAAATAGTAGTACCCAAATCATCACAGTTTGTAAGTGTGTAATTTGGACCTGCTGTACATGTAGCACAATCTGCAAATGCTTGAGTTACAACAACATCAATTGCACAGTCACAATCTACAACATCATTTACAGTCCAACAGTTAGTATAACCATCTATAATTACTACTTGACCTAATGTGGCAAATGGTGATAATGATTGAGCTGTTGTATAAATAGGATCTTCTATACCAGCACAGTCTACAAGTTCATAACATTCTGTAGGACATAAACCATCTATACAATCACCATGATTTATAATTGTAAGATTTGGTCCAGCAGCTGGAGTTGTAAATGGATATACTTTAGAACAATCTTTCCAATAACCATTTACAAATGTGCTTACTGGATTGCCATCACAGTCAACATAATCTAGTTTTGCTGTACCAATTATTTCATAACACTCACATGCACATGGACATGGTATATCTCCATCTACAACTACAGTAATTGCATTATCACAATCCGGAGCAAGAGTTACCATGTAACAATCAAACCCAAGATCTGCATCTACTTGTATTGATGCACTACCACCAACATATGCTGATAAATCTGTATTAGTAGTAAGTGGTGGAACACTACCATCACATGAGTATATAGTATAACACTGAGCTACACAATCTGGACAAAATCCAGGTTCTTCATCACCACATGGTGTTTCATATGTAGTAGTACTATCCCAAATATAGTTACCTCCAAAATTAGTGGGTACTATTTGTAAGTTTCCATAATTAGACCCATTAATTGGATTTCCTGGAGCTGAAGCATCACCTCTAAATATTCTATAACATTGATTTGTTAAAGGGACATAAGTATCAGTTAATGGATCATAACCAATTGCTGGAGGACCATTGTATATATTAATACCTAAGTTAGGTTGTACAGTTGTACCATTAAAACTAAAGTACACCGTATTTCCTCCACAGCAGGGTTCAAAACCAAAGTATGATGCAGAGAGTCCAGGAGGAGGAAATTTTGTCATAGTTTATTTATTATATCTATCTTTTCCCCAGACTTGATTTGTCTGAGATACTGTTGCCATTGTTTGTCTTTGTTTTAATTGTTCTTCGTATGTATTAGCACACTTAGAACATACAGTTTTGCCATCTGATGCTTGTCTCTTCTGACACCCGCATGACATTTTGTTTCTACAGTTTGGACATGTTGCCATATTTTGTTGGTTTTAAAATTGTTAACAGTTTACACAATCTAATTTGTTTAGAAGTTTAAGTGCATAGTTATATAATGACATTCCCTTTTGTGGCTCATGACAGTATTCTACTTTAGCCTTAGCAGCTTCTAAATACATTTTAATTAGACCTAGTGCTTCAAGTCTTTGTTTAGTTTTGAGAGGTGGTTCACATGCATTTGCATCTACCTCACATAAAGTTTTATAATATCTATTGAGAGCATAGCTTATTCTCATATGATTGTATTCTACAAACACCTGATCATTGGGAGATACACTATACTTAATTACATAAATACCATCTGGCAGATTTGCATACTGTGTCCCACAATTACTTGTTTGTAAGTTAAGATCACATGCCGTTAATGTAATATGCCCACTAGCTACAAACTCAGTCATCTGAGTTCCTTCAAGTTGAACTGAATATGCAAACCCAGGAACAGTTACATTTAATGTAGGACAAGTTACTGGCAACAGATCAAAGTATACACTTGTGTCCATAATCTTTAGAACACAGGTATTCATTACTGTTGGAACTTCTAAACTTAATACGTGATTAGCCATAGGTATTTAATAAAAAAGGGGATAGGAGTTTAGAACTCTTCTCCCCTTTTGTTTAAGTTTTAATTATTCTTAGTTACAAGAAACTACATTGTAAGGATTGTACAATGGAAGTGCTGGGAAATTAACACCAACATTACATACAGTATTACAAGTAAATGCTTCAACATTACATGCATTATCACAACCAGTTAACCAAGCAGTCACATCACTTACAAAAGTAGGAATTGGATTAGTTGAGAAAATAGTCAATGCATACTGATCATTATCAAATACACCAGTTGGGTTATTGAAACGTGGTACATTGTGAATAAGTACATATCTGTAGTATAATGCTCCACGGTCAATTGCACCAATGATCTGGTTACCTTGAGTAATCTCACGGATACGGAAATCAGTAGCCAAGAAGTTTTGTCTGTAAGACTCAGAAAGAACAAGTTCTCTAAGAACTGTTTCACCAAGACCTTGAACTTGAAGACCATCACATTGTGTAACTACACAAAGTGTTTGGAACAAACAAGGCTCACCTGTATAGTCTACTTCAGAAGCATAAAGTTTAACTGGCTCTTTTTCATAGAAGTCAGAAACTTGGAATGTACAGTCACCAAATCTTGTGTCAACATAAGCACCGTTAAGGATAAGACCAGCACATCTACCATCTACGTGAGCAGTAGCAGGATATAGATCCCAAGTAGTTGCACCATTTGCAGCTAAGAAAGCAGCAGATGTTCCTGGAGCATATAGTAATTGACCATTTTCAGCTTGTACAACTGGTTGAATAAATGGAGCAATGATTGGGTTATTTACAATTGCATTAGCCCATTTGATCATTACTTCAGTTGAGTCAACTGCAGTTGGAGCAATAGCATCTGGTGCACAACATCCTGTGTATGCATCAACAGTTGCATAAGCATTGTGATTTAAGAAACGTAATGCAGGAGAACCTTTTACATCCAAACGAAGGTAGTAAGTCTCACCACATAAAAATTCTTTGCAGCAGTCAGCATCAGTACCACAACCAACTTGCGGATGTGCATCAGTTACATCAGTAATTGTATATACTGCAAGAGTACCAGGAGTTCCTGAAGGTGAGTTGATTGTTACAGTGTTACCTACAACATATCCTTTACCTGGATTAACAATACCTGTTACTGTTGGTACACCAGCAGCAATAGTAATTGCTAATTCTAAACCTATACCTGTACCAGTTACGTTAGTTGTATTAACTCCTACAGCTGTAGTAGAGTTAGGTGCATAACCAACACCTGGAGTAGTAATAGAACCAGCTTCTACACCACCACCTGCAGTCCAGAATGTAGAACCTACGTGGATCACATTGTTTTGTGGAACACATGGAGCTACAGAATAGAAACGTGATACATACTTAGGGTTGATCATTTTAGACTTGTTAGTCTCTTGATAACCACCTGCTAAAGGACCAATCTTATCATTGTCATAAATTGCAGAACCTGCAAGATATACATTACAACAAGAAGATGGAGTAATAGTCAAGTTAGTTGATGGGCTAAAGATACCAAAGTAACCATTTGCATACTCAGAAGCAGCAGATGCTTTTAATTGGTTCAAACCGTAAGTTGGTACACCATCAGTAGTAACATAACCAAACTCAGTGGAAGTAGAAATAGGTGTAGTACCCAATCTATCAACCGCAACACTTGCGCGAGTAGCACCAGTGCCTAAGAAAGCTTTTTGAAAAGCATGATTAAAATAAGCCATTTTTTCTAATTTTTAATTAATAAACATATATTATAATATAGTGAAAGTTTTTAAAACTTCCAAATTATTTCAAGAAAAGTAATTTATACTTAGTTGAATTAATAGAGTCTTTAACAAGATCCAGATTATTTACTATCTCTGAGTAAGGCATCATACCTTGGAGCTTGTTAATTGTATTATATAGATCTCTTAAATAACCTACAGCATCTGCAGTAGTATCTAGAGTTCTAATTGGCATGTCTGTATATTTCAGAAGTTTTTCTGCTATACCTTGATATCCTTCTACAAGAGTATCTGCATGTCCATGTAATCCTTCATAAAATTCTCCTAGTGCTTTGTGTGCAGCATAAGAACCATCACCAGTAACTTTTAAATGAAGTCTGTGAAAACTAGTTGCAGCATTCATCATTTCTGTAGCACATGCTGCTGTCATTGTATCTAATGAACTACCACCAACTCCAGCATCTGGAGTAGGTTGTGGTTTAGCTGGTTCACTCTTAGGTTGTGTAACAGTGACTTGTGGTCTGCTAAGTGTTTTAGCTGGCTCTGGATTTCTTTTTAATAGTCTTGTTTTATTTTCCATGATTAATTGTTACGTTCTGCTGTTTCTGTACCTCTAGAGAATTGGTTTCCTGACTCAATGTCTCCAGCAAGAATACTTGCTGCTTCATCAATTATTAATTCTACTATATCATCCTTAAATTCACATTCTACATTCTGTGTAGATTGTACACTTGTATATGGGTCTACACATCCTTGTATCTGAATTTTAATTGGCTGTCTATAATAAATTAGATCTGCACTCTGTATTTCAAATTCATTGTTAGTATAGATATGTGTGGTATTACCAATGAGAGTAGCAAATGTTTCACCCCACTCAAAGTTTGGCTGCTTACCCTTGTCTCTTAGAAGAACATTAAGATCTCCTTCTTGAGCAAGATATACTGTCATTCTTCTTTTCTCACAGCATTCTTGTTTAGCAAGAACATCTACTCTTTTCCACTGTAAATAGTTTTCAGGAAGATTGCCAAAGTAATAATATTCTTTATCTGAAAGTGTAAGTGGTTCTCTATTAAGTAATACTTGTAGATCATCTTTTCTACGAGTAGAACCTTCATCACCTTCTTTAACCAAGTTAATGCCATGCAATTGTCTTCTAGCCCACTCAACCTGTGCTTTATTAAATGCCTCAACTATTTGCCAACATTCAATGTTGTCATAGTCCTGGCTATCTAATTTATTTAGCCGTTGCTTGATCTTTATTTCAATTGTACTATTTAACATTTCTTATCTTTTTTTAGCCATCTTTTTTAAAGTAATAGCAAGTGCTTTTCTCTTTGGGGTACAAGTAGATTTAGTCATTGGAGTGCAGTAACCCTTATGTGCAGGATTAATTGCTTTCTGTATCCACTTTTTATCACCAGTAGATCCGCCTTTTTTTGCATATCTTAGAGGTTCTTCTTTAATTAATGGAGCTGTGCCAGAACTAGGCTTTGCAACTTTATTAATTACACCTTTAACAGTTCTTGTTTCTTTAACTGTTTCTGGTGCACCATATCTTTTCTTAACTGTTGTTTTATAATTACCGTCAGGTGAATAAAACTTTTGTTTAGACTCTCTTGGTGAAGTACTCTTTTTAACAGGCATGACTATTTTCTTTTAGTAGTTGTACGTTTTGCAACTGCACCACCTCTTTTTGCAATAAGATCAGAATTTTTCTTAGCTGCTCTTTTTGCTTGTCTAACAGGTTTGTTCTCCTTTATGTTTTTTGCAACTCTGGTTCCAATTGCAGCAAGACCTGCTCCAATAATGCCGGCACCAATTTTTGCACTTGTATTACCAAGTATTCCTGGTTTTTTTGCCCATGGAACACACTTACCATCTACACAACCATGTTGTGGAGGACAGTCTGATCCGTAATTACAATCCTGACTTTTTTTACTTACTGCCATAACTATTTCTTTTTTCTAATTGTACCCCCCATTTTCTTACGTGTACCTACAGGAACAGTACCTACACCAGATGAAGATCTAACTCTACCTGGAGCTGGAGAACGTTGTACTGGAACAGATGCTCCAAACTTAGCTTTCTTTTTAGCACCAACAATTCTGTCTGCTGCAGTAGGCTTAGGGTTTTTATCCACACCGGCTTTTACTGAAAGCATACCAAAACTAGTTGCACCTCCTTTAGCCATCTTCTTAACCATACCACCTTTCTTCATGGTATCAATACCTTGATAGTTGGGACCAGTAGGACCAGTTTGTGGAATACCATAAATTTGACCGCCATCAGCCATCTTCTTTACTTTCTTAACAGTTCCTCCGGATTTCATTTTACCGCAACCTGTTTTACAAGTCTTCAACATTTTCATCTTATATAATTTTTAACAGTTCCACTTTCTCAAAGACTTATTGATCCTTGAGTTAGGATCATTTGCTGTCTTTGAACTTGTAAGTTTTTTCTTCATACCAGACATTCTAGCACAAAAAGATTTTCTCCTATTAGCATCTTTACTATCTGGAGCAAGCTTTGATGGTTTAGTAGTTACAGCAGTTTTAAGTTTACTGCCTGGATTGGCTTTTCTATAAGAAGCAACACCTTTAGCATTAAGACCTCCTGATGGATTCTTACCTTCTTTTCTTTGCCATGCTGGGGACTTTGCCATTGTTATGCTTTTTTAACTCTTCTTCCCATGCCTACTCTAGACTTCTCAGCTTTCTTAGCAGCTAGTTTAGAAGGAGTTAATTCATACTTTGTTTTAGGTGTATCTTTAGATACTTTTCTTGTTGGCCGGCAGTATTCATTTTTACCACCGGCACCACAAGCTTTTCCAGATTTTGTATCTTGCCACTTCTCTGCTTGCCATCTTTTAAGATCACTACCAGCTTTAGTTTTCCTAACATTACCAGAACCTTTACGGCACTTAGCAATAGCCTGCGAAGCCCTAGCTGAAGGAAACACAGCATACTGTGCTTTTACTTTAGAATAGCATGCATCTTTTGGCATAGTAATTATTTCTTACGCATTACCATACCATACTTAGCTTTAGGTACAGCAGTCTTAGGAGCAGAACTTGTTCCACCAACTCTACCTCTAGCAACTTTAGATGCAGCAGCTTTAGGATTAACTCCAGATTTAACACCTTTTGATCCAGCAGATTTTAATGCAGAAACTTTTGCATTAGAGTTTACCATACCACCTGTTTTGTATCTTACAGGACTTTTAACACTATCTTTATTTACTGTTTTAACACTAGTTCTTGTATATTCTGGTTTTGGTTTACCTGCAGGAATATTAGGTTTAGTTACAGTTTTACCAGTAGTTTTTGTAGATCCTGGAGTAGTTTTAGGCGTTCTAGGAGCTTCATTATTATTAACTGTAGATGTAGAATTTGATGTAGATGTAGATGTAGAAACTGATCTTGGAGTTTTAGCTCTAGCAGTTCCTGCCATTGTAGATACACGTTTAGCTCTGTTATCTCTTTTTTGAGCAACAGTACCTTCTCCTTCAATCTTAGCAACAGTTGCTTTTGTCTCTGCTCTACCTACCTTTTTAGCTTGTCTTCTTTCAAAACCGGTCATTCCACCATCTTGATACTTTCTAACAGAGCCACCTTTTTTCATTCCACCAGGACCACTCATACCAGTTCTTGTATCTCTAACTGCATCAGCAACTTGAGCTGCACTTGCTGCAGTTTTAGCTACATTACCAGTAATATTTGCAACTTTTTCGTATGTAGAGGGTTCTGTACCAGCATTGATTCTATTAAGTTTAGCTTGCATTTTAGCTTGCTTGATATCTTGTCTGGTTACTGGACCTGGGCCGCCATCTTCATATTTTTTAACTTTGCCGCCCATTTTCTTTTTGACCATTTTTTTCATTTTATTTTAAGTTTAAGAATTCCAAAATTTCTCACAGGCTTTGTTGAGATCAATTAGAACATCCTCATTGAGTGGGTTCTTCAAGTACTCTATTACATCTGATACATTCCTTCCTAACATTGAATTAGTTTTAGAATGATAGATATAACCATCAGCCTTATTAATAATATACTTAAAAAATATGGAATCTCTTACAATTGACTTAATTTTAAGTGTTTCCATATCCATATTTACAGCTTCAAGGAAAGACTTAGCTGCTCTTTCTTTGTTGCTCTCAACACCTTCACCATTAATGTACAAGTCCATGTTCTCATACATAACATCATTAGGTGTTGATTTTCTATATTGTGTACTGTTACCATCTACTACTTTAGCTACATAGAATAGTTTAGTACTGTTTTTGTCAAATAATTTCTGAAGTTCAGAAAGTGCTTTGTTACGCATTTTCTTGTATTCAGTTCTTGCAACAACTGTCTGTTCTTGTTTGTCTAAGTAAAACTTAGGTGGAACAGCTCTTGATCTTGCATCATCAAAACTTTTTGCTACAATAGAAAAACCTCCAGCTTCAATAGCATAAAGTTTAATTCTATCATATGGATCTGTAGGATCTAAGAATAAAGGATCATTACCACATGCAATATGAATTCTATTCCAGAAGTCTTTATTGTCAGGTTTAAGTAACTTTACTTTGTTCCAGAACTGAGGATCATCAATCTCTATAACATTAGCTGCTAACTCTGTCTCAAGTTCAGCAATAGCTGTTCTAATTTCTTTTACTCTTGCTTCTTTGTCATTACCTTTTAGAAGTTTAATCTCTGGTGCAAATTCATTTAGACCGGTAAGATATCTAATAACTCCGTTTTGCTCTAAGCAAGCAAGTTGTTCAAAGTGCTTAACTCCGTCATACAGAGATAAGCCATAATTTTCTAGTCCCATATTAGAGACTGCATTGTCAAAGAACGGTCTTACAGCAATTGCTGTTTTCTTTACGGTACCATTGCCCGTTTCTACCATTGTGAAATTTTCCATGTTTTGTTGGTTTTATTTTTATGTTGGTTAAATATAAAGAAAAAAAGGGAGGAGTTTCCCCCTCCCTCTCCTTTCTAGTTTAGATTAGAATGATCCACCTGTTACAGGGTTTCTCATAACAATTTTTAAAACTTTAGTTGGGTCTTTAACCCAGATAGCTGGCATTGTTTGGCTCATCATTACACGGTAACCATTGAACTGACCAGAAGACTGGAAGCCTTGGCTACGTCCCATGTAGTCCATAGTACCATTTTGATACCACCATTTCAATTGATTATCCCAAGACAATTTCAACAAGAAGATGTTGTCATTAGTATTGTCAGTGATATCAAAGATAATGAATGAGTAAGAAGATAATGGGAAACCATCAATGATTGGGTTCTCAATATCATTTGTATGAACATTGTCAAATGCTGGGTTAAGAACAAACTTAACATTTGCCAAGAATGGGATTACATATGAAGTATATGCAAAACCAAAGTTCAAGTCCATACCTTTACCAGTGATTGCACCGAT